CAGCTACGCATCAACGTCGATCCTGGACTTCGGTCCGGTCGTACCGTCCCAAGCCCTCCTGGCGGCCCTTGGCCTCCAGACGATCAGGGAGGCAACGGCGGAAGAGTGTTGCAAGGCGGTCCTCCGGGTGCTGGCGACGGCGGGAATCGCGCTCAACCCTTGGCTGTGCTCGGAAACGAGTTACGCCGAGCTGGTGACGGCCGGGACCCAGGGCCTCAACGACGGGACGGGGACGACGGTGAGCCACACGGAGTGGATGGAGAAGCTCAACCAGATGGCGGGGGAGAGGGAACTGAGGGCTTGGCATTCGTACTCTTGCCACCCTTGGTGTCATTTGACAACCGAGAAGAAAATTGCCCCGACCCTGGAGTGGATGGTCCTCAGCGGTATGTGCATGAGACGCCCTCAGTAGGCGACGAAGTTCTGCGAGAGTCTGGCGCGAGTCCGTGGTACGATTCAGCGTTAGAAGTTGCCATGGAGGTGCATGGCAGAACAAGGTGGGACTTTATTGCAATCGAAATCGCTGAGCGTTACCGGGAAGAAAGGATTTTGGCTCGTTTCAAGGAAGATGCTGCCGCGGCATTAAACGTGATGAACATCAACATGACGCCCGAGGTGGCATACAAGATCGCGCTGGCACAGGGATACTTGCCCCACAGTGCTGATGATGGCGTTTGGAAGTCTATGGTCGATGGGAGTAGGATTCATGTGTGGGGTTTCACAGGAATCATTGGGAAGACCGCGGACGTCGCAAAGCCAGCACAGATTGTGGGTGTCCAGATAGGGCCCATGTCAGTCGATCCGAATGTGTTCGCTAACGACAAGCATAACCTTGAAACAGCAGTTGAGGAACGTATCACAAAGAAGGCCATTCCACGGAACATCCCGAATTTTGTCAGGACGGGGTGCGGAAACTTTGTTAACTCCATGATGCACAAGACCGGAATGCTTAGTACGGCAAAGGTGCAGGAGTGGCTCTTCGATGTGTTCGACATCAAGGACCTCATGAGCGGGAAGTGGAGTGCCGAGCGCAAGGCTGCTGTGGAGAAGCAGGTCAACGACAAGCTCGAGCACGTCTATAAGCTAGAATGCAAAGTGAAGTTAGAGCAGTACGAACCCGGGAAACCACCGCGCCTAATCGTAATAGACGGTGACATCGGACAGCTATACGCCTTGTTGAGCATTAAATGCCTCGAGGCCTTGCTGTTCGCGCCGGATGCCCTTGAGATCCACTCCATCAAACACAAACCTACGCGTGTAGCCATCACCGAACTGTTGCATCTCATGCGACGGGACAATGAGCGTGATGAGAAGACGAAAGCTAGGCTTGATGGGGAGTTTATTGAGGGTGATGGTAGCGCTTGGGATACCACATGCAGCGTAGAAATTAGGAACCTCATCGAGAATCCGCTGCTTGCACACATTCTAACCATCGTGGCACAAACGGTTTGGCCC